TAGGTTAGATGTTAGGTTGTCACTGATCAAATTCTTGGTGTCTTGTTTACTCAACTCATCAACATCGTCTTCGAAGTTAAGACTAACAAACACCTTACCGAACTCTGGTGGAATATTGTCCTGACCACCCCAAGCAATCACATCACTTATGTGAGATGCGAACTTACTTCTAATTAGGTTCTCGTAGTCGTCCTCAGTGACCAGTCTTTGTTGTGCAGTGAATGCTCTAGGTGCGTTTCTTTTTATAGAAGAAAGAGACTCTTTCTCTGAACCACCCGATGAAGCAGATACTGTTTGAGTGGTAACCGTTCTACCATTCAACGACTCGGCACTGAAAGAACTTACACCATTTGCATCTGGTCCACGAGTCTGTAAATACTCTACCTGAATCTTGCTACCAACAGTAGGTGCTTGACCCAGTACATTACCATCACTGAAAAAGATTTCGAAGTAACCATTCGAGACTTCTTTGACTATATAAACCTTAGAGTCTTCGTCGATAGTTACGGAGTTTTCTATGTTGATGTATGTGTCGTATACGGATGTGTTGAAGTTGCTGAACAATTTGACTGACATGGTCGATGTGTCCATGTTTTTATCCGAAATAACGTATGCGTTGTCTTCACCAGAGAAAAGAAAAGTGTTTGTTTTAGAAACACCTTCGTGAACCCGAACATTCTCGAATACGAATTGGTCACCTGTTTTGAATGCGATCGTTTGTTCTTGGGTGACAAAGGTGAATGACACCTCATCAACGTCTCCTGTGAACCTGTGACCAAGTGGTAATGTAAGTACATCTTCACTTGGCAACGCATCAACCGTCGCAGTAACCAACCCAGTCGAACCTGTGCGAGACTTCGTAGTGTACCCCAATGCCTCGGCATGGGCAAGTGCAGAAGAACGTATTTGAGACGATGACAGGAACGACTCGTTGATTGCCATGTTAGCAGTCAATGCATTGATATGTGTATTGTATGCGAGTACGTCTAGTATACTAGAAAGTCCACTACCATCAAAATCGTAATCACTGAAATCTTCACTCTGTCTAAAGTGTTCAATGAGACTTTGCTTGATGTTTGCAAAATCTAGGTCAGAATTTTTTATTGTCATTTATCGTATCCTCGCAATATTCACGTTCACAGTATCGACCACTGATGTACTTATTACTTCGAAAGTCACCGATATGCTTACACTATTGTAATCTGGTTGTATATTGACCCTAACCTTTTTAACCTTTGCCCTAGGTTCATGGTCTCGTAGAGTCTCTTTCACGGCAATCCGTATGTCTTCTGCCTCTAGGTCTGTAGATAGACTGAACAGAAGGTCACCTAGGTTAGCACCAAGGAGAGGACGGAACGGAACAGAACCGTGGTTGGTCATCAATAAGTTCTTTACTGATTGACGAACGGCCGCAACCTCCGTCTTTTTATAGACATCCCCCGAAGGTTTCTTTTCAAAAGAACAATCAACGTCACTGTTAACATAGGGTACGCTAACCGTGATAGGTCTATTGGATAGATTGCCATCTTGAATAGAAAATTTGGTATTAGTCATAATGGTTAAACTCTTTTTGTACTATTTATACCGAAACCGCAACATCGATTTCAGGTAATTCAGGTAAAGTTAAATCAAATGATGTTGGGATTCCTATCAGACCGAGTACATCACAGAAAGTCAACGTTAGGAAGTCGAGTAGTGCACCCAGTCCTATAGCATCTAGGAATGATTTAATCTTCTTTATCCACATGTTGATGAGTTCTTTTTGCCATTGTGCGAACCAGTCACGAGCAGCACGTACAAGGTCTGCAATCTCTTCCTCCGGACATTTCACATTGGTATCAATCTCACCCCCAATGATGTCTTGCAGAGACATACCGAATAGACTCACCCCCTTCAGTTGTTCCTGTACGAACCCACCGACAGTAAACTCTTCGATGTCTTTATTCAACTTGTCCAGTCTTTCTTTAGCATCCTTCTTAGCATCACCGACCGCATTTTCAATATCTTTCTCTAGTTGTTCTGCTTGTTTCTCCAGAGACTCCTTGTATTGTATCGCCTGTGCCTTGAACCCATCTATCTGTCCACGTATCCACGTCTCAACATCGAACTCTAACAAGGAAGGTAGACTGGGTAGACCTAATGTGTCCCATATCGTCTTGAACTTATCAATCAACTTACCGAATGCAGCTTGTAGTGTGTTGGTACAGAAGAGAACGATTTCATTCTTGAAGTAATCCCAAGTCAACTTCCCTTTCCATTCATCACACAATACACCGAACTCACCATCATAGTACTGGTACCCTTTGGGAACCATACCATAGAACTTATCTACCTCGGATGTAATCTGTCTCTTGATGCGTTCCTGTTCGTCCTTTTCCAGTATCTTGAGCACATCAACACTGATTCCCATAATGGATACGGTGAACCCTATCGGTATTACCTTGGATATCATCTCCAACATCTTTGCTGGGATGTAGATGTGGAACTCATCAATCAGTTCCGACCATGCCTCTCTACCTTCCTTCTGCCAGTTACGTATCTGACCTTTCTGCCAATACGGTGATAGGATACTGGACTGTAGTTCTGCAAAGTCTTCTATCTGTTTGATGGCATCATCTATCTGTTTCTGTACCTCGGCATCCAAGTCTGGGGTCGCAACGGAGTACGCCTTCAACTTGCTAGGTATCATTAGGATATCATTGTACACCTGAACGAACTCAGCCTTAGTAGGTAGAGTTGTGCCAGAACATGGGAGTTCCGTCGTCATGAGTTCAGTTTAATGTTTTTAGCATTGATAGAGACATCACCGCCCGCAGTTAGATCCACATCACCACCGACATTAATAGTTACCTTACCAACGATTGTTACCGACTCGTCTCCAAGTACTATTGAGTAGTTGTCTTTAGTAATGTACGTGGTAATAGATCCGTCCGCCATCATCTCATAGAAAGTACCAGACTTGTGGGATTCTTTAATACGTTCAGCACCAGCCGTATCATCATACTCTTTATAGTGTCCGGTCTCTGTCTCGTACACCTTATTGTCAGGATAGTTGTCTTCTGCCTTAGAGTTCTTATCACCTTTTTTAGGTACAGTACCAATCACCATAGGTAACTGAGAACTCTTGCCATCCAAGAACATACCGAAAACCTGAGTACCCACTAACAAACCTAGGTTCTGTCCTTTACCTTCATGGATACCTGTAGTAACGGGTACAACGATCTGTGCCCAAGGTAGGTCATTATCGGCAATTAAATTTTTATTTTCTTCGTCCTTAGAGTCGTAAACTCCAAAAACTCTAACCTTGACTCTACCCAACTTCTCAGGGTCCATCACATCAACAACGGAACCAAAAAACCAACGAGTCTGGTCTCCATAGAATTCAATAAAATTATTTGGTATCATTCAAAGTCACCATTAGTCAATTTCATGCACGATAGGGAAACATCATATCCTTCATACTTGAAGGAGTGTTTGGCAGAATATACCAAATAATCCCCCGACCTTTTACTGTCGAAAGTTTCGTTTGTGGATTGGGTGAAACTGGTCAGCAAGAATGATATTCGCATAACACTGCCTATAGTATTATACAACTCGTTAGCAAAGTCAAATCCATTTACTGTTACCGTCATAGGTGAATGCTGCATCAACCCTAACACAGTTCGACTTATCACGTCTCTTCTATACTCACCTATCGTCTTGGATTCACCATAACTATTCTTATCATCAGGATATGCCAATGTCGATGTTACCTGTGTAGTCACTCGACTCTCTATCTTATTCAGGGGAGTGTCGTCGACCTTGAGTTCTTTTGGGTAGAATGGTTTCTTCTTGGATATACCATCGGTGGTCAATGTTTTGATAACATGTTCTTGTATATCGAAATCGACTTCACTCATTTCGTTTTTAGTAACATTGAAGTTCTGATGTTTAGCACCAACCAAACCCTTGTCGATAAGAGTCAATAGGTTATCGGTGTTCTTATGTTCGTATGTCTTGATAGTCCTTCGCATCTGAACATCACCCACACCTTGGTTAGAGGCAATGTATGAATGGGGGGCGCTTTCGTTCCAAGGTGATTCGGACATCAGTGTCTTCAAGTCTTTGAAATGTAGCTTATTGTCTATGAGAGTGGAGTACAGATAGAAAGGATACCCAGACTCATTGGTTGTCCTATTCTTCAACCAACACATCGATTCGATAGGGGTTAAGTTAGGGACGATGACTTTAAGCTCTTGTATGTCGGTTCCCGATGATTCTATCTCTTTTTTTCCCAAGTATTCTGAGGATATCTTGGGTAGAATGTCAGACACCTTACCACTATACGATTTATTTACATTATATGCATTGGACTCGTACCAGTGGTTTTCTATTAAATGAAGGACAATACTCTCAGCATTCTGATTCTGTTCCATTCTGGTGGTAGACATAACCTTGTCGATACGAAACACCTTGTCCACAAATGTGGCGGGAACGGTATCTGAGGTATTACGTATCTTGACCTCTACCTTATCACCACCACGAACTTCAGCACCATTCATAATATTACGATTATCTTGAAACGCCATAATTCCCGTCAGATACGGTTTATCTAGATGCTCGAATATATCTAGGTCAGACACCATGAGTTTTAACTCAATTGGAGTTCTACCATCTTCACTAGAAAGTAATCTGATACTTTCAAACTCAAAAGGAGTTTGATTTTCATTATATGACATTACGACTCCATAGCGTCCCTGAATGCTCTGGTCACTGACCTCACATTCTCTGGTTTGAGTGCACGTATTTGTTTCAACTCTTCGTTATCTGATATGTAGTGGTCGTAGTAGGTCACTTCGGCAAGAAGTGGGCCTGGTCCAACATATGGATTAATACTGACAGGTTCATTGTTTTCCGTGTAGTATTTCGCAGATAGATGTTCAGGTCCAGCAGATACTGTCTGCATTATTTGAATATCTCCACCCACTGTGGAGTTAACCTGTTCTCCATCTACCTTGAAGGTGCCTAGAGTTGTTTTGATAACAACTTGTCCCAAGTCCAAATTCTTCTTGATGACAACACCAGTTGCCAAAGATATCTGCCCCTGTATCTCTTGACCAACAGAGAATGTATTGAATATCTCATCACGTGTGGTTAGGGTGATGTTAGGATAGTCTTCCTTCACTTTCTTCAACACGTTTTTCTGTGATTCAGGCCACCCACGTTCTCTCAACTTAGGGTTCATTAGAAAGAACGTCCAATGTAGTTGAGGATTCTGGTATAAGACATACGCAGCGTGGTCGGGACGTTCACCTATGTTCACATAGTAGTCCTGATAGAACGCAGAGTTATCTTTTATAGAGTCAAAAACTTCCGCATATGCCGCCAAGTTTTCAGTGAAGGTGAAGGATTTACCATCACCGTACTTGTATAGTGCGGAGGGAAACGATTGAAAGTATGCCATTAGTAACCTTCCTCGATATCTTTTCTGTTGAGTGCAACGTCTTCACTGAAGGACAATGTTAGGTCATACTCTACTGGTCGACCATCTTTATGATATGCCATAGAAGACGAATTGTAATTAGTACTGATTGACTTGAGATAACAGTCTTTGATTTTAGTGCCAATGGGTATGGGTTCACCACCCTCTCCATTGTTGTAATCAAGAT